TTGCCAGTTGTTTATAGTTTTCTTGGTCAGCCAACTGCTGTTCTTTTTGTTTGTCAAGTTGCGCTTTTAACACATCTCGCTCTTCTTCCGCTCTCTGCGCCCTTGAACGAATTTTTTTATTTTCGTAGATCAAATTTCCGCTATCGGACGAGTTATCGGTTGATCCTTTGGCCGTTTGGCCAGCGCTGTCACCAGCACTTTTGGGCGTTTGCCCAGACTCGGTGAGTCCCTTGATTTCTTCAGACATTATTTATCCCTTTAATCGTTTACCAGTTCCTAAATTTTTTAACACCGGTTCTTACCAGTTCCTAAATTTTTAATGTTTTTCTGCTTTAAACTTTATATTATTTAGAAGTACTCAGTTTAACATCCACTTTCCCATGTTTGGCTACTGATCCGACCGTTTTTGAACCCGTGCGTATAGCCATAGCCAGATTTTTAGCAATCTCATTGTTAATGGTATCCCAAACATACTTGTGTATAGATAGGGGCAATGGATGACTTGGAAGTGTAATAACACGGGGATTTTTGCGTTTTGGGTTCGCATTTGCTTTAACCAAATGGGAGTCAATCGTGAATTCTATTTCTACCCCAAGTTCGTTAGCTTTTGTCACTTGTAAGCTGTTAAGGAGTGTCCCTGTGAGTGAAAGATTCGGTTTATTTGACTTATAGTGTTGCGGCCCTCTACCATTCGTATTGACTGTTCCGGCCGCTTTCCTTTTGGCATATGCCGGGGTGTACTTTGCGAATGGCTTATTAAATACATCATTCCCGCCTTTTCTAATGTGGCCACGCACCAAATCGGCTACCTTGTCACCCAAATCCCGCATAAAATTGGCTGGGAACTCACTTAAACGGCTTGGATCTACAGTAATCCCGGCTATTTTGATCGTAAATGGTCTAAAATTTTCAAATGCCACTATTTTCCCTTCTTTCGTAATAAGTTTGTAAGGTTTCAACCCTGTTCGGCCATTTCTTATGCCGTTTTAACTCGCCTACCCTATTATTTGCCTTATCTGTTTTCGCTTGGTGTTTAGAAAACTCAGTTACTGATGTCCAGCGATGCCGACAATTGAACCCCCCGCCATCAGACATCGATCCGGGGAATAAATTATCAATATCACCCAGTTCCACATTTCCGGCGGCCAACATTTCAAGGCATATGGGCCTTGTTCTCTCATCTAATGGCCCCAGATAGTGATATTTCTTGTCAGAAGGGTCAGATTCACTCATTTTAAGGGTTACCGACCGGGAATAGTTGGACAAAGAGGTGTTTATGTGGGCAACAATCTCTCTTTGGGAGTAAACACCCGATTGATATAATTCATACGCCATTTGTTTCCTTGAAGACCCCCTCAATACATGACCCATCAGTCTGCGGCGGGTTTCTTGTACAATTCCACGGCTATATGCAATAAAGCTGGCTCTTTCTGTTCTTTCAAGCGCCGATAGGAATTTGGGGTTCATTTTTCCCGTCATTTCCATACTCCCAAGCACTTTGGGGTATGCTCCCATCAATTCTTCCACAGCCGCACCCACCATAGCACCCTTAAACATCACTTGCTCCAGATTTACTTGAGACAATATCTCAATAACTTCTTCTTTCCCATATCCTTTTTTAAATAGATCTAAAACATGGTCAATTAACTGATCAATTGAGATCCCAATTGCATTTGCGTAGTTCTGCGATGCATTTAGGACAATGTCTTCAACTTTATTCACCTACTGGAGCCGCGAGTTGTGCCAATAGAGGATTTTCTTCTTCAGCTACTGGCCCAGCGGCATCATTGGCGGCTTCAGCCATTTTAGCTTCAATCCTCTCATCTGGATAATCGTTACCATAGGTTTCTTTAAACCAATCTTTCTTGGTGGCCAGACCGTTATCCCATTTAAACAGCCAATCCTCGCGGCGTTCAGTTGGACTCATATAAATATCCGGCTCAATAAAATCAACTGACATACCCTCAGAAAGAGAAACCCCCGCTTTGACTTCTAAAACACGGCGATCTACTTCATACCTATCATGCTCAAACGGCCGCCATACCATTTCCTTGGCGGCTTCCTTGTCTTCTTGGGTTGAGATCTCTTGAACCCGTAAACTTTCCCCAGATGGTGAGTTTCCTTTTTCATCATTCCATCTTAAACGAATATTATTGTTATGCATTGCTTGGGTTACCATCCATTTGGATGCTTCGATCAATTCTGTCAATGAAACATTCGGCCCCAGACTCCCCATAGTAGCAGACTCTGGCAATACAAGTATTTTATCCGGCCCAACAGAAATAAGTTCATCTGAATCAACACCCGTCACATATCTAATGCCAATTGCACCAAACCGAAGTGCTAAACTCAGTTCAGTTAAGGCTAAATCTAATTGTTGATTGGCATTGACTATATCCATAGCGCCAGTACCACCACCCCAATCCCGTAATGGCTGATAACGATGCGCCCAAGTCACCGGGATCATGTCACCGTAGGGATTCTGCATTTTGGGATTGTTATTTGGCGCATATATGCTCCCATCACGGTCAAAAGAAAAATGAAGTCCAGGTTTCCCGCCAGATCCTTCTGTCCAAACCACATAACGATGGTTTTTCGCATCTGCACGGCTGGATCCTTGGGTTTCGGTCTGATATACAACCCCAAACGGCTTATCACTTCCGGGAAGAAATAACGGTTCGTAAAAAAGCAATAAATTATGCTCAAGTTTCTTCTTATCATCATTATAAGATGTAATCAGTCCTACCGTCCCCAGTAAAAATACCATCTGTTCTAAAAGGCGCATCTTTCGCCATAGATCCCCGCTCATATCTGTATATTTTGGATCCGCATCATAATTTGGCATCTTGCGGTATACTTGACAGGCCGCCGATACAACCCTACGGGTTAATCCGCTGGTAAATATGGGAACTTGGGACAATGAATCCCCCCGGAAGTATTCTTTTATGTATTGGTCTGTGGAAGTATGCTCCCAGTAATCGAGTGCCTTCTCCCGTTCTCTATTTGCATCCAGTTCGGATTGCAAAATCGCATCCATTGCGGTGCTTTGTACAATTTCAAGTGATTGGTCTGGTATTAACATAGGTTTCCTCTAAAAGTCGAATAAAAATGCTTTCTTACGCTTAATTGGAAAGTAATTGATAAAGAAATAGCGCATTTCATCGTTCCCATGCTCGTAAAAGCCATCTTTTAGCGGTTCTTCCTTCAATATTCTCTGATCTTTCCTTTCGGGGTAACGATAGTTCTCAAAATCTTGTATATGGCCAGTACACTTGTCTGAAACGAAGAATCTGACCGTTCCATCTGCGGATTTAATAAAGTTTCTAACATGGTTCACGCCATTGACGATACTTCTGGAATGTTTATCCTTTTTAAAATTGATACGCATCCCGGCTTTAGCAAATTGCTGAATATCCGTTTCCCCACTCTGTGATTGTCTTTGTCCACCAGCCGGATCTCCCACAAAACGATCAACACCCCTAACACCATACGGCTTTGCCTTCATCATCTTAATAAGATCAGTCGTTGTCACTTCTGTTTCGTGACTGATTTCGTCAATGAGATATATGACTTCTTGTCCGTTGACGGTGTCGATCTGGTAATATCCCACGCTTGGCTGGCGATAACCGAAGTCCACACTTGCCCACAATGGTAACTCTGGGTTGTATTTGAGGTCTGACCGTACATTACTTTCTCTGGAGAAGTCACCGTAGACTTTCCCGGCATACGAGACAAACGATGCGCCGAATTCCTGTTCAAAAGTTTCTTTAGTAAGCGTTTTTTTAAGTTCTTCAATATCATCTTTAAAATAAGGCGACTCCCAAGATGGAAACTGCCAAGATTCCCACTCCTTATACGAAGTATCTTGACCTCTTTGGTATAAATCGTGAAAATGGTTACCAAACCCTTCGGGGGTACTCACAAATGCCGCCCATCCCTTACGATCTGCCAGCGTTGGTCGAAGGTACTGCTCCCAAGTCCTCTGCGGGATCTTGGATGCTTCATCTATAATCATGTAATCTAAGCCATTTTAATAAGATTGACCTTTCGGTCAACCTTCCCCTATTAATTGATCGGTATTTTCCGCTGACTTAACCCAGAGTTCAGAATTAAGTCCCGCTACCTTAACATAAAACAGTTGACCGCCAATCTGCTTCTTCGCCGCCATAGGAACCTTCATCTTGATGAATAATTCCTCTTTGACGATTCGGGTAATCTTATCTGCCAAGTCATATGTCTTGGAAACCACCCATCCGCGTGTATTGGGTGTAAGCAAATAAGGCATGACCTCATATGCTGCACAGAAACTTTTTCCAGAACGGCGGCCCATATTTAAAACACGCCACCTTTTGGTACTATCGTGAAACTTCCGCTGGTTCTCCGTTGGTTTGTATCCCAACTTCTCCCAGAGTTTCTCCTTGTTCAGTATCTTCTTCAATTAACTTTACCTCTTCCCCCTCAATTAACATCGGGTCATCAATGTACCCGACTTCCTTTAACAGATCAGTCATTGCATGATTGTGATCAACTTCCTGTTTGTCCACTTGGCCTAATATCTGTTTCCCCAGCCAAACCAACATCGTGTTTGATCCATTCATGGCCGCATCAAGCTGTTTTCTCCGTAAAGAAAACTTCATATCTTGATGGCCTTGTTCAATCTCTTCTGTGAAATACTTTCGTATCGATTCTCTCGATACACCATAAAAATTGGCAATCTCGATCTGGGTTGCCCCAAATGCGGCTAATCTGCGAACCTCATCACGGTCAATCAACTCATCGATAGTCCGCTTACCAGCGCCATTTGGTCGAACTCCCTTTTGCCATAAAGGCTTTAGGTTTTTCTGGCGTTGAGCCAGTTGGGTTGGGTTTGAATTCTTATATTGAATCTTCTGGGCCATTAAAACTCCCTATTTCTACTTATATGCTGAATAGTCTACATGGGTCTGTTAAATACCACAATATCCCTCTTCACACATGAATAATTCTTCTTGATCTTCCTGTAAATAGACAAATTCAATCGGGACTAATGTCCTATGTAAATAAAGTTTATCACCCAATCCCCTGTTTGACGAATCACGAATGACACGATCTACTTTTATGACCTTCTCCCACTCGTCTGGATAATCCCGCTTAATTTCTTTCCAATTACTATTATTGTGGAATGGGCAGAAGGTACATGATGACTTTTTAACATTGTGAAATCCATGTTTTTCAAGAAATCTTACGCCGTGACCCCTCGTAATTCTCTGTTCAATTAATGGGTACTTATAATCGATATTGTAAAGTTGTGACTCTTTCATCCGTTGGATCTCATCCAAAGATATCCCAAGCCACATTTCAGTTGGTTTCATCCGTTGATATCTCTTTAATCCATGAAGCCTTCTAACTTCTTTTACAACTACATCAATTTTATATTCTTTCGTACATTGTCTCATTACCATCCCTTGAGATTCTGTAAACGCCGGAATACTCGCCAATCTTTCACCCTTGTTATTAATTATATGATCATATAGTGACTTTCTTTTCTTAATAAGCGGGATCCCATTGTTATTTTCTCTCCATGTATTGAGAGAATCCCACAGTTCATAGGTGTCTGGTAATTCAGCGCCGGGATCAGCAAATATAGCATAGTCGGCTCGATCTATTTGACCAAGTGACGACATGAGATACATCGCAGTTGATTGTATCCCTAATCCGAGTGAAATAATCTTCATGGGTCTGATTTAGATGCTTGGCTTCTTACCCATTGCTCTGCGCCAGTAGGTCTTTGTGGATGATGGATGCAGACCTAAAATGTCTGCTATACGATAGAAAGACATCCCTCTAAGCTTCATTATAACAACATCCGATTCACGCTTGGAAAGTCGTGCGGCCCACCTTCTACCCGCATTGAAGAAGTTCTCGTACTCATCGTCGAATAACAGGCCGTTAATGAGCGCTCTGGTCTTGTTGTGGAACCCCCCAGCTAAGTCTATGGCATCAACTAATCGCTGGCCGTCCTCATCTGATAGATAATCGATATTTGACATATACCCCCGAATTTGAGGAAAAATTTATGTGCCACTCCGTGCAACCCCATACTTAGGCTCTTGGTATACCGGGATTAACATTTGTTTACATTCCATAAGTTACAATAGGGAAGGGAAGGGGGCAAGAGGGTTATTATACATAATGTTTATTATACATCATTATGGCCCCCTTCCCTTCCAGTACATTTTAGCGGGCATCCTTTAACGCTTGCAGCTTGTGAGATTTCATATAATCCCACCCCCTTTTCACCCTACGCACGCAACCAATATATATGCAATTAAAAAAGCTTGCAAACATACGCCGCCGCCGTTACCTTCCCATTGTTAACACTAACTAACAAAAGGGAAACACAATGAAACAAATACCAGGGATAACAAAAAAGAAAATAAATGACCTACTGACAACGGCCGCGGCTCTCACCATTTCGGCCATGACCGGATCCGGCGCTGTTTTTGGTTATGTAGTACTCACACAAGGCCCGCGCCTAAACACAACGGCGGGCAATGTAGCCGCCGCGCTGGTGGCAATTGTAGCAATGGCCGCGCTGGTGCTGGTGGCAATAGTACAAACCATGATAAACATAAATAAGAAGGGCGGCCAGTCATGACTATAAAAGAAATACGCGCCGTTGTT